ACAAATTGTGGTAGGGTAACCCCATATAGTCACTATAGACTTGTTGCAGGTATCGTGCAATAAAAAAAGCCCACACAAGGTGGGCAAGAGTCATTCATAAGATCAGGGAAACAAAGAAAACGCTTTGTCTCTAAAATTATAGACCATAAAATCAGGTTTAAAATCTATAATCAAATTTGTTGTGCTTTTTGCAGTTAGCTACATGCGTTATAACACGTAAATTCCACGGTACGTGTAGCCCACTAACATTGGTACCTCTGAGTGGTACTATATGGTCGACTACGTACTTTTCCCCCGTAAGCTCTGTCATGTGTTTAGCTTGCAAGTATATAGATTTAATCCGGCTATGGTCTTCTGCAGTTAACCATTTAGGTGTAGCTTGTCTGTGCCTACGTTTACGCAATAACGTATCTAAGTTACGCGCATCTCTGTTCTTCTCAGCGTACCGTTTTCGGTACTCTCGTTTGTCTGATGTTGGGCGGCAGTTGGCTCTTGCTTTGACTAGCTCTTTGTTCTTTTCGTAGTACCGTCTACCCGCTTCTTTGGACGCTTCCGATTTAGGTAGCGCTTTCCTGCGTTCATTTTCAACTTGCCACTCAATTTTACGGCACTCTATACAAGTACCTTTTACTAGTCGTGGGGCTATATGCCCATGTTTACATGGTTTGCCTGTGAAGTAGTGTGTAGCGCCAACAGCTTTTGCTTCTGCTCGTGTTTTTGGTAATCCCATAAACTTCTCCAATGTGTCATTTGATACGGGTAATTATACATAGGAGAAATAAAAAAGCCACCCGAAGGTGGCTTCTATTAAAAGTCCTTTAAAAACAAGGACTTATCAGGCGCCAGGGCTTCCATAGATACCCAAAGGATCTGAAACGCCAAAACTATAACGCTCGCGCGCCTTGTAGCGGCTGTTGCCGGTGTCAAAATCGCCGTCCATGCTAGTAGCCATTTTAGAACGGACAAAGTGCTTCATGCCGTTCGGGATGTCAGTGGTCAAGAACCAAGCATTGTTGTCAGTCAAGTAGTGGTTAACTGCATAGCCACCGGGGATTGAGCCATTGCTACGCAATGCGTTCAAATCGTTGTCAGCAGTTGCCACGCGACCTTCAGTTTCTAACAAACGAGTTGCTACAAACATCAATGCGGGTGGGATAACTAACTTCTTAGGACGTGCAGCGATCAACAAACCGCGCTCGTCTGTCCACTGGCTGATAGCGATAACAGCAGCTTCCAAAGAAGTTTCGTTCAAGTCAGCACCAACTGATGGACGGTTAGCGTTAACGCCACCACCAACGAGAGGGTGTGAAGTATTACACAAAGAAACACCGTCACCATAGGTAGTACCAGCGTCAAAAGCGTTGTTCAAAATTGAAGCTGCTTTTACTTGCTTGGTGTAAGCCATAGCGCGAGCCAATGCTTTGGTGTAACGAGCAGACAATGAGTCATACAAGTTATCTTCAATAGCTTCTTCAGTGATGCTGAAGCCCATTGCAATGGTCTCGTGAGTGTAGCGTGCAGTCCATGCTTCTTGTGCGTTATCGTAAGAGATAGCAGCACCTTCAGCCTTGGTAGGCGCAGCGCCAAAACCAGACAGTTTAGTTTCTTCTTCGAAAGAACGGTCAGAAGTCTCTGTTTCAAAGATTTCTTTGTGCTCTTCAGCGTACTTTTTGTACTCCATACCGAACAAAGCGTTAAGTCCGGGGAGGAGTTCCTTGAGTAGTTGCGCTCTTGAAATAGCCATGTCAAATTACTCCTTATAGACCAGCGTCGCTAGTGTAGCGGTGGAAGCTCGGGTTAAAACGAACCAATACAGTGTTCGCACCTTCTTCTGGGTTCAAACCAACAATCTTGAACGACTTAGCAGTAGTAGCTACTGTAGCATCCAAAGATGAAGTTGAGTTACCAGTTGAAGTTGAACCAGTAGAGGTAGATTGTACTGCTGCAAACGTGGTGTTAGTACCAACCATAGTTTGAGTAGCAGCTTCATCCAACATCGCTGAGAACAATACACTTGGATCGTCTACAACGTAAGCCACACCATTCAGTGCGCCAGAAGGATAGTATTGTGAATGTACAGTTTGACCCATATCGTTAGTGTATGAACAACCAACGAATACGCCCAAAGCACCTACGCCGTTACCACCAAGGTTGTTGGTAGTAGCGTCTGCGCCAGAAGCAGTAGCCAAAGCGACATAGCCATCGGCACCTAGGATTACAACTTGGCCATTAAAAATGTTAGTTGCTTCACCAGCGGGGTCAATAGCATAGTGTGTGACAGCGCCAGCGTATGGCATGCCGTCAGCACGTTTTACAGGTTTTAGACCGTAAGCCATGATAATTCTCCAGAATTAGTTACCTTGCCCGAACGTCACCTTCGTTTTTCTGTCATTGAACAGGGGCATACGAGGGTCGTTTTCGCGCATCAAGTTGTTGTCGACAGATCTAATTTGAGATTCTGTCTGCTGTTGGTAGTATTCGTTGCGCTCATCTACCATTTCTGCGGGTGCTTTACATAACATCAAACCGCCCATCACCACGTTGTCCTTAAATCGATCATTCTCGACAGACACCATAGTAATTTCAGGGTGATCTTCTGCACGTACAGGCTCCCAACCTTCACGCAACTTGGAGGAAACATTAGTGGGATCAGCTTGACCTTGAGTGCTAACACGTACCCAGCGATATTGGTACCCATCTTCAGCTGTGGGGGTGGGCAACAGCTCTGAGGGTTGCCAAGAACGCTTACGTGTTTGTTTATCTCGCGTGGTATTCTCACGCTTCAGTCTATTATCAGCCATTATGCTTTCCTCATCTCTTCTGCAACCTGTTTGGCGTAAACTTCCAGCGGTACTCCTAAACGTTTAGCAATTGCCACTTGTGTTTGCGTTAATTTCACCTTTTTAGGTGCTTGGCTCCGCGTAGCGGGTGCAACCACGTTTGACTTTCGCTTCGGCTGTTTAGCTTCTGCTGGTTCATCATCTAAGTCCATAGTGTCCTCGAACTCGTCGGGGAACACTTGACGCATACGAGAATTAATTTTCTCGTAGTATTCATCACTGGTCGGATCAATACCTTGTTTTACTAACTTCTGATGGAATCCCAGTGCGAAACTAGTCATCTCATCATCAGAACCAAACCAAGGGTTCTCATCCGCCCATGCTACAGCTCTATCGTCAGGTTGGGGCTGCGGAGGGGGCGCGGCAGCACGCTGCTGATTTCTAGACTCTGTAGCGTTTGTATTAACATTTACATCAGTTTCTTTGTTTTGTAAAGGCTGGCCTTTATATGAAACTAAACGTTCTAACTTAACTTTAGCAGATGTTAGCTTATCTTGCGCGTCTAAAACGCGTTCTGAGTCACCTGCCTCATACGCTTCTTTGTACGCACGCTTGGCTTGCTCTAACTCTACTGCAGCCCCACGCTTCGCTTGTTCAATCAACGTAGCTTGGTTTTTAGAAACAGTTTCTTTTAGCTTCTGGTTCTCTTCCACGATCTTACGGGCGTAGGCTTCTAACTCCTCACGCTCACGTAAGGCAGCTTCTTTAGCACGGCGCTCGTCGTGGTAACCTTTACTGAAGTGCTTAATACGTTTACGTACTTTCTCAGAATAGTTTTCGAGTTCGTCTTCTGTGACTTCCTCGGGGGGTTCTGAGGCTTTACGGCCACGATCAGCTTTAGGGGTATCGTCAACAACCTCTACCTCTAAGTCATCTGCGACCTTCTTAACTTCTTTAGCAGGTTCTTCAGCGGGCTTACTATCAAGCTCTACTTCTTCTGCTGAAGAACTTTCGATTTCGATTTCGACGCTATTTTTATCGTCTTCGCCATCGGGGAATGTGTATTCTACTTGTTCGAATCCCATTATGAAGCCCTCTTGATTGCTTTTGGATCTGGAACTACTGCTTCGATAGAATCATCGTTCATCAATCGATATTCCACATCATCAATTTTGAAACGTGTGCCAGTGTTAGCACGGAACATAACGTAATCACCTAGTGCACACCAAGGGCCAGTACTAAAACGATCAATGTCTTGGTACGCTTGCTCGCCCATAGATATAACCTCTCCAACCATCGTTAAGATGTTGTCGTGGTTTTTCGTTGATGACACTTTAATGATCCCGCTAGTACCAAACGTTTCTTCGACTTCAGGGACTTTAACTAATACGCGATACCCACGAGGAATCGGTAGACGTGCGTCTACAGCGGTATCCTCAAAAGGCAATTCTAATTGTACTGGTTCACTCATCATCGTTCTCCATTGCACGCGAAAGGTCATTTATATAATGCTGTGCAGCTTTAAGACCTCGGATAAGGCCACACGTTTCTCGATAAGCGGAATAATCTATCGCGCTACCCTTCCCTAGGAAGCTAGTAGCACTCTCAATATCCGCGTCGATCTTCTCATTTAGCACGTCAAAGACGGTTTTTGCCATTTAATCACCTATTCATCGGGGGTTTTTGGAAGTTGTTCATCGCTGCGCTTTCTTCTTTGCGAGCGGCTAGAACTCGTTTGCCACGCTGATCCTTAGCATCTTGGCTAAGTTTCTGCTGCTGTAACTCAAGCTCAGCATTATCGATCTGTGCATCGGTCTGATCTTTCTGCTGTTTACGCTGTTGCTCGGCTTGTTTGATTGCCAGCTCTTGCTGCTTGATCTGCATATCCATCTGATCTTTCTGCTGCTTACGTTGCACTTCTTGCTGCTTGGTTTGCAGCTCGGCTTGCTGAAGCTGGATCATAGGATCTTGCGCTTGCTGTTGCGCTTGTTTCTGCGCTTGCTGCTGTTGATGCTGCTGCTGAAGCTGTGCGCCCGCAGAAGCCACCAAACGTGACAATTGTACCTCGATTTCTTCGGGCATCTCGTTGCCCGGAGGTGGTAACGGAGCACCGATCTTCTCTTCCATCTGCTTGCGGTATGAGAACCCTAAGTGCTCTGCGATATGCGCATGTAGCGAAGCCATGATTTGCTGCGCTTGTGGGTTCTGCCCGATAGTCTGGGCGATCATAGGATCTTGCATAAAGGAAGTATGTGCTGCGATGTGTGCGTCATGATCTTGGTAGATAAACGCTTTCATCGGTGAACCTGTCAGTGCGTCCATATTCTCACTGATCGGATCTTTTGGTTTCGCGTCGTTCTTAGTAGGAACAAGTTTTTCGGCGTTTTTAACACCAAGAACTTCAATCATCTGACGATGTAATTGCGGCAGATCGTAAATCTGCGGAGCTTGTTGTGCCATCTGCAGTACCGCTTGGTACTGAACGACCCTCTGGGCCATTGTGGAGCTGTTGGGGTCACTGACAGGGATAACCTCAACGAGTGCGTAATCGCTCTTACGCGCAGCTACATCGCCTCTCATGGGCTGGTAGCCGTAGTCTTCAGGCGCGTATTCTGCGATGATCTCTTTGAGCATCTTAAACTCTTGTTTCATCGCATAGTGAACACGGGCTTGCACCGCAGCCATAGGCTTCAAGGTGCGCTCTAACAATGCCAATGTCGTCCCTACAGGGGCTTGGGCTGACATGTCAGAGATATTCATATCACTAATAGCGCCTAGACGGCGACCTTCATTAGTAATCTTGTCGAGCAAACCAATTAATGTCTGGCTTGGCTCTTTGTAAGGCAACGGCATGATGTTATCGCGGATTGAGCCGCTAGGCACATCGACATCTCGCCATTCGCCGGGGCCAATGGGCGTATCGTCCCCTTTAACACGTAATCCTCGGGCTTTTAGTCCTCCGGGAAGATTAGACAGCGTACCAGCATCCACAAGCTGGCGGATAAGAGAAGTGCCAGCCCTAGCGTAGCCGCCAATAATGTGAATAAGCCCCAAACCATAAAAACCAAATCCCGGTACATAGACGTAGTGCACAAAGTGATTGCGTTTACGTGCTTTAGTGTCGTCCTCGCTCCAGTTTCTACGTACTGCTAGTACTTCACCAGAACTCTGCTCAATAGTGATCACGTAAGGCTTAGCGAGGCCATCTTCCTGCTCATCACTGTCCAACACCATATCGACGTGGATCTCGTACAGTGCATAGCGATCATCTTGGTTAAGTGTGAAGCCAGACTCTTCTGCCTTCTTCTTAGCAATATCAGAGTGGAACTCGACAGGGTCGCTCAGCTCGATATCGCGATAAAATCCTGCGGCTTGTAGACGCAACACTTCATTCTTAGTCTTACGCATGACGTGGGTCACACGTTCCGCTGCTTCAATGTGCGCTGCACCGTAAGGTACGATCACTTCTTCAGCGGGTAAATAAACAGCGACTTGACGCTCTAATGTAGGGTCAAAGTAAACTTTCTTGAACGCAGATCCCGACAGACCCAAGGCGTACAACAGACGCTCATGCTCTGGGCGATACTCGACCATGCGCTCTGTCAGCTCATAGTTCATATCTGCACGGACACGCTCGGCAGCTTCTGTCTTCTCGCGGGTCTCTTCACCAATGATCTTAGTTTTGACAGGGCCAGCGGCAGGGAATGTCTCGGACATAGTCTCCGCTTGGAAGCGAATGACAGCCTCAGCTAACAACGTAGAGTACACACCACAGGCGTCATCCCAAGGCTCGCTACGCTCTTCGTAGTCAAACCCAAGCACCTCCATACCCTTCACGAATGTTTTCGCCCAGTCGTCACGGCTCTGGATATCAGCTTCTACCAATCCCATCAAATCGGATGACAGCTCAGCTAGATCTCCCTCCTCCATATACTCAGCGAGGTTGGCATCGAACGGGACGAACTCATCGATCCCTTCGTCAGAGACGAGGGTAATCTCAACCCCACCGTCTTCCAGCATGACCATCTCAGGGTCAACGATCTCGATTTCTAGAGACTCACCTTCCATCTCTTC